CATCGGGCGGTACAGCAACTACATCAACATCATTCACTGTTGTGCATTCTACTTGGTATATCGCTGAATTAAGTGCAACAGGGACTGCGTGGTCTAACGCGGTTTTTAAATTATATAACGGAGACACAGGTGCTTTGTTATGGCAGTCATCACTGACTGTGTCGGGGTTTTCAGGCTCGCATCATGGCGTTACATTGTCAATGCATGGAGGAGCCGACACATCTGTTAGAGACCTAATTACTGTTGACAGTTTATCTGCCGAGACAACATTAACTAGGCCGGTTGTTGGTTAATATATTTTACTTATCAATAGGTTCCTTGACCCCACTTGACTTTTGTTCTAATATACCTTCCATGTATAAGAGGCTTTTGAAATGGCGCTAGGTTTAAAATCAGTTACCGTAACACTGGGTTATCAGCAGATTACCAGTTTGTCAACATCGACTGGACTCACTCTGCCGCAAACAGACGCATTCGGTAATGCGATTAAACCGTTGCTTGCGGTTATCACTCCTGAGACTCAAGCCGTTCGATACCGTGATGACGGTATAGCGCCTACTGCTACTGTGGGGTTCCCGTTGGCTGTAGGTCAAGTGCTGAGTTACGATGGTGACTTAACCAAATTGCGTTTCATCGAGCAGACCGGTTCCGCCAAGTTAAACGTAAACTACTACGCATAGGTTGCTAAATGTCGTTCATATCAGGTGCACCCGCTAGTTTAACAGTAAAGAATGCCGCTGATTTCGTGCAGGCGGTAGATGACGAGATAACCAAACTTACGGTATTGCGTGACGAGTTAAAAGACTATCAGCAAGCCAAGTTAACCGTGGCTAATGCTCAAGCTGCTAAGCAAGAAGCAGATGAGTATGTCGCCAAGGTTAAGGCTGAAATAGATGGTTTAAAAGCGACTACTTCTGAAAAACTATCCAAGGCTAAGAAGCGTGAAGCCGATGCCGATAGTTCAGCCGATGCGTTAGCATTGGAGCGTGCTAACATTCAAGCCGAGAAAGATGCCGCCTTGCAAGAAGTGGCAGCAATGAAGGCGGAATTAGACAAAGAACGAGATGCGCTTACCCTCGCACAAGGTGATTTGTTATCACAACAAATGAAGTATGAACAAGAACGCGCTGACTTAGATGCTCGCGTTGCCAAGTTTCAAGCTACTGCGGCTGCATTGTCGCAGTAATTGTAAAAACCGTACTGGTGAGGCTCATCAGGGAATCTAAGGATTCATTATGTCAGAAGAAATGTTAGCGGATTCTTCCGCGCTGGTACAATCTGAGTCGGCAACAGTTGATACCAATGTTACACAGCCGGAAGAAGCACCTGTAGAACAACCTAAATTGTTCACGCAAGAAGAACTAGACGCGGTAGTTGGTAAACGCTTAGCTACTGAGCGCAGGAAAATCGAGCGTGAACTAAGAAATAAGCCTGCGCCAGTTGCACCTGTGGAGCCTGTAACACCTGACCAGTTCAGTGATGTGGAGGCATACGCATCGGCAAAGGCGGAACAACTCGCTGAACAGCTACTTGAGAAGCGGGAAAGGGCTAAACGAGAGCATGAAATTAACGAGTCATTCCATGAACGAGTGGAAACGGTTCGGGATAAATACGATGATTTTGATTCAGTCGCATTTAGCCCAGATGTGCCAGTCACTAACGCAATGGCCGAGATAATTCGAAGCTCTGATGTAGGCCCCGACTTAGCTTACTACTTGGGTAAAAACCGAGAAGAAGCTGTGCGAATTTCTGAAATGACGGTTGCACAACAAGGTGCGGCATTAGCAAGGCTGGAAGCGAAGTTATCGAGCGCTCCACCTGTTAAGAAAACATCCAGCGCCCCCGCGCCCATTTCGCCCGTTAATACTCGCGGTGCAACCGCACCCGTTTATGACACAACAGACAGCCGCTCTACTAAAACAATGAGCGCGTCCGAGTGGATAGAACGAGAGAATCAACGCGAAGCGGCAGCGATAAAGGCAAAATACGCTAACTAAACAAGGTATATACAATGGCTAATAATATCCTAACCCCTGATATGATTAACCTTAAGGCGCTACAAATCCTTGAGAATAATCTTGTCGTCACTCGCAATGTGAACCGTGAATACGATAGTTCCTTTGCAAACGAAGGTGCTAAAATCGGTGCAACTTTGCGCATTCGTAAACCCGACCGCGCTTTAGTTACTGATGGTGCCGCCTTGCAAGTGCAAGACGAAAACCAACAGTACACCACATTGACTGTATCCAGTCAGAAGCATATTGGCATTAACTTCACCACTGCCGAGCTTACAATGTCGTTAGACAAGTTCGCTGACTTGGTGTTGAAGCCTCGTGTTAGCCAATTGGCTGCTTCCGTAGATGCCGATGTCGCCAGTTGCTTCTCCAGCATTTACAACTCTGTGGGTACTCCTGGTACTACTCCTGCCACTTCTGCTGTGTTGTTGTCTGCCCAGCAAAAGTTGAATGAGTTTGCTTCGCCCATGAACAACCGTTTCGCTGTGGTTAACCCCGCTGCAAATGCCGGTTTAGTGGAAGGCATGAAAGGCTTCTTCAACCCCACCGATGTAATCAGCAAGCAGTTTAAAAGCGGCATGATGGGTACTGGTGTTCTGGGTTATGATGAAATTGCCATGTCTCAGTCCATCAACAGCTTCACCACTGGTGACTGGGGCACTTCAATCACTGTAACCTCTACCGTGACCACCCAAGGTGCTACCACTTTAGGTATCAGCTTCACTGGTTCGAGCAAGACTTGGAATGTGGGTGATGTGTTCACTATCGCCGGTTGTTACGCAGTTAACCCTCAAACTCGCCAAAGCACAGGCGCGCTTCAACAGTTCACGGTTACTGCTGCTGCCACTGGTTCGTCCACTGCTACACTGAGCATCAGCCCCGCATTGTACGACTCCAATCAAGCACTGGCTACTGTAACATCCTTACCTGCTGCTAGTGCCGCGATTACCATGTTGGGAACTGCTGCCACTGCTTACCCTCAGAATATCGTTTACCACAAAGACGCTATTACCTTCGCGACTGCTGACTTGTTAATGCCCACTGGTGTACACATGGCTTCCCGTCAAGTACACAACGGTATCAGCTTGCGTTTGGTGACTCAGTACGATATTAACAATGACCGTATGCCCACTCGTATTGATGTGCTTTACGGTTACTCTGTGATTCGTCCTGAAATGGCGTGTCGTCTGTGGGGCTAATAGCCCCGTAGTTCCTCAACTTTAAAGGTATTGATTATGGCTCTTCCTTCTATCGGTGGTGGTCGTCAACTAGGTGATGGTAACTTAAACGAAGTCATCCTTGGCACCCAACCCACCCCTGCTACTGCTACAACTGGTGCTACTTTGACCATTGCTCAGTTACTTACTGGCATTATCAATGGTTCACCTGGTACTACTGCATCAGCTTACACTTTACCCACTGTCGCCTTAACCGAGGCTGCACTGGTAAATGCTAAAGTTGGTTCATCCTTCGATTTCAGCGTGTGCAATATCAACGGTAGCTCGTCTGGTGTAATCACCATGACTGCGGGTACTGGCTGGACTATCACTGGTCTTGCTACAATCGCTGCTACTGCGGGTACTACTGGTCGATTCCGCGCCTATAAAACTGGCGTTGGTACTTGGACTTTGCAGCGTTTGGCTTAATTTCCTCATGGTTGTTTCCCCGCTTCGGCGGGGTTTTTTAATAAGGGTGTTCGATGGCTACTGCTGGCGACCAGATTAATAGGGCACTTCGGTTATTAGGTGTACTGGCTGAAGGTGAAACACCATCCTCGGAAATGTCAGCCGATGCTTTAACAGCATTGAACCAAATGCTCGACTCATGGAGCACCGAGCGGTTAGCGGTTTACAATACCCACGACCAAGTTTTTACATGGCCTGCTAATACCGCAAGCCGTACATTGGGGCCAACAGGTGACTTCGTAGGCTTTCGCCCTACTACATTGGACGATAGCACCTACTTTCGCGATGCTTCCAGTGGTATATCCTACGGGATTCGGTTTATCAACCAACAGCAGTACAACGGTATTGCGTTTAAAACAGTCACTAGCACCTATCCGCAAGTGATGTGGGTTAACCCGAACAATCCTGATATTGAAATGACAATCTACCCAGTGCCTACTAAATCGCTGGAGTTTCATTTCGTTAGTGCTGAGGCGCTTACCCAACCTGCAACACTGGCTACAAGTCTATCGTTCCCACCTGGTTACTTGCGCGCATTCGCGTACAATCTGGCTTGTGAAATAGCGCCTGAGTTCGGTGTAGAACCTTCCGCCCAAGTGCAGCGTATCGCCATGACCAGTAAGCGCAACCTTAAGCGCATAAACGACCCTGGCGACTTAATGGCACTGCCTTACTCCTTAACTGGCAACCGTCAACGGTTTAATATCTTCGCGGGTAACTTCTAATGAAGTCGCCTATCCTCGGCTCAAGCTATGTGGCGCGCAGTACAAATGCTGATGATAACCGCATGGTTAACTTGTTCCCTGAGCTACTGCCTGAAGGTGGTAAAGAAGCGGCATTCCTTCAACGTGCACCTGGGCTGCGGTTGCTGGCTACTGTGGGTAACGGTCCTATTCGTGGGATGTGGTCTTACGGTGGGCTGTGCTATGTGGTATCTGGAACTACTTTATACAAGGTGACTACCGCCTATGCAGCGACAGTTATTGGTGGTATAGCGGGTTCCGGCTTAGTAAGCATGGCTGATAACGGGGTGCAGTTGTTCATTGCTGCTGGCACCTACGGTTATATTTACGACAATGGGGCGTTAACGCTAACGCAGATAACTGACCCTGATTTTATGGGTGCTACCCAAGTAGGGTATCTTGACGAAATGTTTGTGTTCACCCAACCCAATAGTCAAAATGTGTGGGTGACTGCGTTATTGGACGGTACCAGTGTAGACGGGCTTGACTATGCGGTTGTAAACGGTGCGCCTGATAACCTTACCGCTATGATTATAGACCACCGCGAAGTGTGGTTATTCGGCAGTAATTCGTGCGAAGTGTGGTACAACACTGGTTCATTAGGTTCACCGTTAGACCGCATACAAGGCGCTTTCAATGAGATAGGCTGTGCTGCTACCTTCTCGGTAGCCAAGCTCGACAACAGTGTGTTCTGGCTAGGTTCAGATGCTCGCGGTAAAGGCATCGTTTACCGAGCTAACGGGTACACAGGGGTTCGCGTGTCTACTCATGCGATGGAGTGGCAAATTCAGCAGTACAATGATATTTCAGACGCGGTTGCATACACCTATCAGCAAGACGGCCACGCATTCTATGTGCTTACTTTTCCCAGTGCAAATGCCACTTGGGTATACGATGCGTCTACTCAAATGTGGCATGAACGCGCAGGGTTTGTAAACGGGAACTTTGTGCGGCATCGTAGTAACTGCCAAGTGGCGTTCAATGGTGAAACCATCGTAGGCGACTACGAAAACGGTAAACTCTACGCTTTGGACTTGAACACCTATGACGATAACGGTTCGTCTCAGAAGTGGCTCCGTTCATGGCGCGCACTGCCTACGGGTGCAAACACTCTAAGACGCACAACTCACCATTCGTTACAGTTGGACTGTGAAACAGGTGTTGGGCTTAACGATGGTCAAGGTAGTGACCCGCAAGTGATGCTGCGATGGTCAGACGATGGTGGGCACACTTGGTCTAATGAGCATTGGCAAAGCATGGGTAAAATAGGTAAGTACGGTACTCGCACAATATGGCGAAGGCTCGGCATGACAACCAAACTCCGCGACCGTGTTTATGAAATATCAGGCACAGACCCTGTGAAGATTACGATAACAGGTGCCGAGTTGTTACTGAGTAATACCAATGCCTAGCCCCACCCAGATTGTACCACCCAGGGTACCATTTACCGACACCCGTACCGGTACCATTTCGCGTGAATGGTACCGTTTCTTTTTGCACATATTCGATGTTACAGGTGGCGGCAGCGGTAGTGTAACCATACCGGATTTACAAGCCGCGCCATTGTTTCAAAAGCAAGTAGAATATCCCGACACAACACCACCATCCAGAAATGTGACGGTCGAAGTTGATACTACACCTATGCCGAACATAGGCGGGTTATGGGCGGCATTGAACGCTATTCCTACAACAAGCGCACCTGTAACCAAAACTGCCGACTTCACAGTGGCATCTACCGACCAGTGGTTGATTAACAACAAAGCAGGTTCTACTTGCACCGTAACGCTACCTAGTGCGAGTGATTCCATAGGGCGCGTGTTATACTTGTTGAACTATCAAGCACACACAGTGATATCTGCGTCTTCCGATGTGGTACCTGTGACAGGCGGTGCAGCCGGAACAGCGATACTAGCAGCCACTGCCGGAAAGTGGGCAACATTGGTATCTGACGGCACTAACTGGGTAATTACCCAATCGAATTAAGAGGCTTAAATGGCGAATGTAAACCTAAAGGTACTTGTCCCCGCTAAGATAGTGGAGAACGCTCAAACTACCCAGTACACATCCACTAATGTGACTACTGAAATAGGCGCGATTGAAGTCACCAACTACAGCGGTACTGCTGCTACTATCAGTATCAACCTTGTAACTTCGGGCGACACACCAGGCAACCAGAACCTAGTAATCAAAACCAAGAGTATTGCAGCCGGTGCTACCTATACTTTTCCTGAGCTATGGTGCCAGTACCTTGCACCAGGGGATTACATTTCGACAATAGCCAGTGCCGCTACATCGCTTAACATTCGCATTTCAGGACGGGAGTTCACCTAATGACTGTAAGCCTATCAATGCTCGCAGGAGCAGGTGCCCAGTTCTTCGATAACAATGGTGTGCCTTTATCAGGCGGGTTACTTTACACCTACTTAGCAGGCAGTGTTACACCTGCTACGACTTACCAAACATCATCGGGTAGTGATGGCGCGTCTAACAGCAACCCCATCGTGCTTGACTCGGCAGGGCGAGTGCCTTACCAGATATGGTTGACCGATAACACAGACTACAAGTTTATACTTAAAACGAGTGGTGGTGTCACTATTCGCACTGAGGATAACATCTACAGTTCGGGTGAAAATGCTTTGCCGTTATTAGCGGCTTCTTCTGGCTCTAGCTTAATCGGATTTATCCAATCTGGTACAGGTACGGTTGCCACCACGGTGCAGGCTAAACTGCGAGAATTTGTTAGCGTTACTGATTTTGGAGCAAGCCCGACGGCGTCGACATCCCAAAATGCTGCTGCATTTCAAGCTGCTTTCTCAAGCGGTGCTCCTTATGTGGTCGTTCCTGACGCGGTTTTTGATTGTGGCAATACTATTCTTAGCATTGACCATGACGATTTTACGCTGGTGGGAATCGGGACTGTATCCATCGACAAATCTAACAACACGTTTACATCAGGGCCTGTTATCAAGGCAACCATTGCATCAGATGGTAATAATGGTATCAGCCTAAAAAACATCGGTGTCGACTCGAAATTGGTTTCATTAACAGAAGGCATTGTTGTCGTAAATTGCCGTGATGTTATTCTCGAAAATGTGACGGTTATCGGCTCTGATACGAACAACCATTGCTGCCTGATTGAGAATGTTCAGAACGCCACAACAAACGGATTCGTTTCATTCGGAGGCACCCAAGGCTTTGCAATCAAGGCCGTTGA